ACGCTGCTAAAGCATTTGAACGATTCTTTTAATTTTGGAGTTTTAAAATGGCTACATATCAAACCTATACCGCAATCGGTATGCGTGAAGACCTCTCTGATGTAATCTATAACATCAGCCCTACAGACACACCTTTCATGTCTTCTATCGGCAAGACAAAGGCTACTGCTGTTCTGCACGAGTGGCAGACTGACAGCTTGGCTGCCGCGACTTTAGATAACTTCACAGTCGAGGGTGCAACGGCATCTGACGCTACCATGTCTCCAACTACCCGTGTTGGCAACCGCACTCAGATTGCTCAGAAAACTATCAAGATTTCTGGCACTTTGCAGTCTGTTGACAAGGCTGGTCGTAAGTCTGAAAAGGCGTATCAGTTGGCTAAGGCTTCTAGCGAAATTAAGCGTGACATGGAAACAACCTTGTTGAGCAACCAGATCGCTGCTAACGGCAACAGTTCTACTGCCCGTAAATTGGGTGGTCTGCAAGCATGGTTGAACAGCAACTATGATGGCGGTACTTCTGGTGTTGCCGGTGACTTGGGTACTACTGCCCGTACCAATGGTACAAACCGCACCTTCACAGAAGACATCCTGAAGACTGTTATCCGTGAAGTTTACGCTTCTGGTGGCAATCCTAAAGTGTTGATGGTCAACCCTGCACACAAGCAATTGGTGTCTGGCTTTGCCGGTATTGCTGCACAGCGTTTCATGGCTCCAGCAAATGCTCCTACCACCATCATTGGTGCGGCTGATGTCTATTTGAGCGATTTCGGTACAGTTTCTGTTGTGCCTAACCGCTTTATGACTTCTACCAACTCATGTGATGATGTTGCATTTATTGTTGACCCTGACATGGCTGCTATTGCTTACTTGCGTCCTTTCCAGACCAACGAGTTGGCTGTAACTGGCGACAATGAGTCTACACAGTTGCTGTGCGAGTTCACCTTGGAAGTTAAGAACCAAGCAGCTCACGGCATTTTGGCAGACCTCACTCCATAAGTCTCGCATTGATTTAACGCTATAATGCCTCTATGTTAATTCATAGGGGCATTTTTTATGGCTAAATCTTTGTGTAATGTTGATGGATGTGAAAAGTTTGTTCATGCTAAAAATTTATGTGCAAATCATTACCACAGACTTAAGGTCTATGGAGATTTAAATGTAAGTAGCAAACCAAGAGGAACAATAGAAGAAAGATTTTGGAAATTTGTTGTAAAAAAAGAATCTTGTTGGAGTTGGATTGGAAACAAGGCAAGCGGATATGGTCGTGTTTCTGCTGGCAAACATTCAGAAGGATATGTATTAGCTCATAGATTTTCTTGGGAGCTTCATAACAAGCAAAAAATTCCTGAAGGGATGTTTGTTATGCACAAGTGTGACAATCCAGAATGTACAAATCCTGAGCATTTGATGATTGGAACACCAAAGGAAAACACGCAAGATATGATTGCAAAAGGAAGAAAACGAGTTGTTACTTCCTCTGGTGATAAAAATGGAAAATCAATCCTTGATGAAGAAAAAGTAAGGTTTATAAGAGCAAGTGATTTGCCTCATGCACAATTAGCAAAACTGCTAGAAGTTTCACCTAGTTGCGTAAGAGGTGTAAGGATTGGCAGAACTTGGTCGCACATTAAATAATGTGTGTTTTTTAACCAAAACTGATAGAATTGCACTATGGAAAACATTAGACAAACTGCTGTTCATTCTGATGGTGATGGTGGCATCATTATTCAAACTCGTCAGGATGTTTCTGACATTGTTGAGCAGAACAAAAAAGAATATAACTCGTATGACGAGAGAGCAAGATGGTCTGACCAACTGTTTGGCAATAAAGTAGCCTCTATCCCAATGACAGTCATTGATGACCTAAACAAAGCTGGCATCATGCGTGGTTTTGCTGTTCTTGATGACAAGCGTTTTGCTGCTTGGTTAAATGACCCAATGAATCGTGCATGGCGCACAAGAACAGGAGTGGTATGAGTTTCGCAACATACTCTGATTTAAAGACCTCGATTGCCAACTATTTGGCTCGGTCTGACTTGACTACTCAGATTCCCGACTTTATTACATTTGCTGAGAATCGTCTACGCAGAGAATTGCGTATTCGTCAGATGCTCAAGTCTGTAACAACAGCGACAGTCTCAGGTGACTCGACTGTTGAACTACCTAGCGACTTTATAGAGATTCGTGATTTTGTCGCATTGACAAACCCTATCCAACCATTGAGTTACTCTAGCCCTTCAGCCTTGTCTAATGACCCAAGAGCATCAGAGGTAGGTGTTCCTAAGTCTTACACAATCTTGGCTAACGACTTCTTACTGTCGCCTCCTCCTGATGGTGTTTATACATTGAGGATGCTGTACTACGCTGCTCCTGCTTATCTTTCGTCTAGCAATACAACCAATGTATTCTTGACAACAGCCCCTGATGCTTTGCTCTATGCGGCATTGATTGAGGCAGAGCCTTACTTGATGAACGATGCTCGGATTAACACATGGGGAACTATGTACGACAGAGCGATTTCCTCTCTTGCCAAGTCTGACGAAGAAGGTCAATACTCTGGCGTTCCTTTAGCAATGAAATTAACTCCAAGGTGAAACTATGGCAGAAATGTCCAACTATCTCGAAAATGCTCTTATTAATGGCACGCTAAGAGCAACAGCGTACACAGCACCAACAACTGTGTATTTGGCTCTCTACACTTCTGACCCAACAGACGCTGATACAGGTACTGAGGTATCTGGTACATCGTATGCTCGTCAGTCCATTACATTTGGTGCGCCTAGCAATGGTGCATCTACCAACTCAGCGGCTATTGAGTTTCCTCAAGCCGGTGGTTCATGGGGTACTGTTGCCTATGTCGGTATCCGTGATGCTTCTACTGGTGGTAACTTGCTGTATCACACACCTTTGGATGCGTCTAAGACGATTGCAACTGGTGATGTGTTCCGTATTGCGGCTGGTTCGTTGAGCGTCACATTGGCGTGAGATGGCTGATTTACTGCCTCCGTGGACGATTGATTCGCTAGACCAATTAAAGTCTAGCATTGATGACTTAACACTCACACTCGATAGTCCACTTTATGAAACCTCAGTAACCCTATGGGATGCCTATGGGTCTGTTAGCGCTTCTGCAAGCGTTACAGCCGATGCTACTAGGGTTCAGTATGGTGGGGCGGCAGTAAATGGTACGGCAACAGTAACGGCTGATGGCACTCGTGTTCAATACGCTAGTGCAAGCATTAGTTGTTCTGCAAGCGTTTCATGTGCAGGCATAAGGGTACAGAACGCAACAGTAGGAATTGACGCTGTAGCAATCGTTATATGCGATGCAATCAGGGTTCAGTTTGGTAGTGGAAGTATTACAGCTAGTGCTGATGTTACTGCTGTTGGTGGCATTGTTAAGGATGGCGTAGCCTCAATAACTTGCTCTGCTACTGTGGTGGCTAATGGCGGTATTGTTGCTGAAGGTGTAGCCTCTATCACAGGAAACGCTACAGTAAGCGCCTCTGGTATCCGTGAGCAAAACGCCTCTGCAAACATAGATGCTACTGCGACTGTAACGGCTGAAGCAATCTTAGTTAGAGATTCTGTAGCAAGCATTGAGGCTTTTGCTAATGTAACGGCTAATGCAATTGCTGATTACGCAGGTTCTGCTAGTGTTACTGGAACGGCTACGATTGTTGCTGATGGTCATATCCTTGGTGATAATTGGTCTAATATCGTATTTGATGACAATACATGGACACCAGTATCTGTTGACTCAAACACTTGGACACCAGTTTCAACTAACTCAAATACATGGACTGATGTTGCGGTAAACGACAACACTTGGGCAACTCAAGAATATGGAACTAACACATGGCTACGACAAAACTAACATTTGGTGAATGGATGCCTGACCAACCTAGCATCTCTGGTGCTTTGGTGGATGCTAAGAATGTAGTTTCTCAGGCTATTGGTTATGGACCACTCCCCACAGCGGCTACATTCTCTGCGGCTGCTGCTGAAAGCCTCACTACATTGGTAGCAGGCAAATCACCTACTGGAACGACTAACTTGTTTGCGGCTGGAACAACCAAGATTTATAGTGTCTCTGGTGTTGGTGCGCTAACCAATGTGTCTAAAACTGGTGGTTACACACCTAACGCCTCAAACGATAGATTCCGTTTTACTCAGTTTGGCAATGTGATTATTGGCACTAACAACAATAACCCAATGCAAGCCTTTACTTTGGGTACATCTTCACTATTTGCTGACTTGTCGGCTACTGCGCCTAAGTGCAAGTTTTTGACTGTGGTGCGTGACTTTGTGGTCACAGCGTTTACGACAGAGAGTTCTGTTGTTTATCCTACTCGTGTTCGTTGGTCAGGAATCAATGATGAGACTACATGGGGTTCAAACCAAGTAACCCAAGCTGACTTTCAAGACATTGCCGATGGTGGTCAGATTGTTGGCATCCGTGGCGGTGAGTTTGGTTTGGTTCTGATGGAAAAAGGCATATCTCGCATGAGTTATGTTGGTACTCCATTTATCTTCCAGTTTGACAATATCTCTCGTGGTAAGGGATGTATTGCGGCAGGCTCTATTGCTCAAGTCCAAGGTATCACATTCTTCTTGAGTGACGATGGTTTTTATATGTGCGATGGTCAGCAAATTACTGCCATTGGCTCAGAGAAGATTGATCGTTGGTTCTTTAACAATGCAGACGAAAGCGCTTTTGACACAATGTCAGCGGCTGTAGACCCTGTACGCAAGTTAATTATCTGGAACTTCAAGACTACATTTGCACAGCGTAAACTGGTTATTTACAACTTTAGGACACAGAAGTGGACTTATGGAGATGCAGGTACTGATTACATCTCTGATGCTTCTACCTCTGCAACCAACCTAGAAGAACTAGATTCTTTATCCTCAAGCATTGATGCTCTGACAGTATCCTTGGACTCTATCCTTTACATGGGTGGTAAGTACTTCCTTGGCGGTACAAGTGGTGCTTATGTTGTTACCTATAACGGAGCGCCAGCTACAGGAAACATCGTTACTGGTGATTTGAACGCAGGCGGTAGATCAGTAGTAACCCTAGCTAGACCTTTGATTGACGGAGGCTCTGCTAGTGTTGCTGTAGCTTCTAGGACACTTCTTAGTGAGCAAGCCATCTTTGGAACGGCTGTAGCGGCTGACTCAGAGAACAGGGTATCTCTAAGGTCTAATGGTAACTTCCACCAATTCCAGATTACACCTACTGGTCAATGGAAAACTGCTGTTGCTTTGGATGTTGATATTCAAGGACAGGGAGTTAGATAATGTTTAGAACACTACCTCCGTTTGGCGGAGATCAGCGTCAGGTTGCCGAGGTCGTGCGTGGTCTTATGGACGGAAAGTCTAATAATACTGGCACATTAACCTTGGCTACTGGTGGTGCTACGACTACCACTTTGAACGACAGACGGATTGGTGGCGATAGCATTATTTTGTTTGTACCTGCCTCTGCTGCGGCTTATGTTGACTATATGCCTTATGGGGCATTTCAGAGCCTTGTTGACCAGACTGCTGCCACAGCAAACACGGCTTACGCCATGACGATGGACACCACAGACTTTTCTAATGGTGTAACTCTGTCAAACAGTTCTAGGATGAATGTCAAGAACACAGGTCTTTATAACTTTCAATGGTCTGGTCAGTTTGAGAATACCGACTCCCAAGATCACGATGTAAGGGTTTGGATAAAGGTTAATGGAACTAACCTTACTGGTTCGACAGGATTTTTTGCTGTGCCAAGCAAGCATGGTGCAGTTGATGGTCGTGCTTTGGTTGGTTGGAACTATTATCTAAGTCTTAATGCGAATGACTATATTGAACTTTGGTGGGAGACAGATAACATTCTAGTAAGTCTTCAAGCGTATGCTGCCGGTACAAATTACCCATCTACAGCGTCTTTGATTACCACAATGAATTACATTTCCCCATCGGCATTGACTAACATTTACGCTAGTTCTGTTGGACAGGGAACGGCTACGATTTCTCACTTTGCAAACTCAACTGCTAATAAGACATACAAATATGTTGTTATTGGCTAACTTTCAATTTATAATGGATTCCGTGGATGACCCATCTTGGAATCCGAAACTCTAGGAGTAAAAGATGGCGACTACTACCACTTCCACAATTGACCCAACAATCCAACCATTTCTGCAATATGGTTTGACTGAGGCACAAAAGCTGTATCAAGGCGGTGGTCCTCAGTACTATGGCGGTCAAACCTATGTTGGTCCTTCAACGACTACACAAACAGGCTTACAGGCTTTAGAGGCTCGTGCTTCTCAGGGTAATCCCCTACTACAGTCTGCACAAGGTCAATTGCAAAACACCATTTCTGGTGGATTCTTGCAAGGCAACCCATTCTTTCAAGGTGCTTTCCAACCTGCGGCAACAGCGGCAGAGGCTCAGTTTAAGCAAACCTTGGGCGATGTAGGTTCTGCGGCTTCTCGTGCAGGTCGCTATGGTGGCGGTGCAATGCAGTCTTTGCAAGATCGTGCAAGCGGTCAGTTTGCTAAGAGTTTGGCTGACACAGCGGGTCAATTGGCTTATCAGAACTATGCTCAAGAGCGTGGTATGCAACAGCAAGCTACGATGGCTGCCCCTGCGATGGCTCAAGCTGACTACCAAGACATTCAGAATATGTTGGCGGCAGGTCAGGCTCGTGAGGGCTACACAGGCGCACAACAGCAAGCGGATATTGCTCGATTCAACTTCTTGCAAAACCAACCACAACAGAACTTGCAGAACTATTTGTCATTGGTTTATGGCAATCCTTTGGGACGAGTTACTAGCCAAGATGTTGAAGGTCCATCTACCTTGCAAAACTTGTTAGGTATTGCTGCTGTTGCTGGCGGTGTTGAGAGGAATACCGGATGGTTAAGTAGTGGATGGAACTCTCTTTTTGGACCTTGATATAAGGAATAACATGGCTGGACTATTAGACATTTTCGGTACAGGCGGAGTAGACACAATGGGTCTACTCGGTATGTCACCTGCTGACATTCAGCGTAATCGTGACGATGCTCAGGCTCAGGCTTTGTATGCATTGGCAGGGCGTTTGTTCCAAGGTGGTAACACAGGCGCTTCTATTGCTCAAGGTCTTCAACAAGGTCAGCAAGCGTATAAAGGCGCTATGCAAGGTACTTTGCAAGATCAATTGCAAGCGTACCAACTGCAAGAACTTAAGAGGAAGAAAGAACTTGAGCAACAAGCATTGGCTGAACAACAGAGAGTTCAACAAGTTGTCCAGAAGGCTGTCAGACCTGAGACATTTGCTGAAACGCCATTGACTAATATGTTTGGTCAAGAGGTCGCAGGACCTAATCAGCCTCAACCTAGAGGCGCAGGATTGACTCAAGATGTTGTTAATCAATTGATTGGCTCTCAACAAGGTCAAGCCGCTTTAGGTCAGTTGTCTGACTTGTTGCCTAAATTGCGTAAGGCAGGTATTGGTGCTGAACAAAAATCAGAAGACAATCCTTTCTTGGTATTTACGCAAGACGAGACTATTCCTAAAAATGTCAAGATACTTGCCGAGCAATACGCTAAAAGTTGGTCGTCTGGTCGCTTAGACCCTGATGTTTCAGACAAGCGTTTTTCTGAACTTACTGCTATGGCACAAAGAGTTCAGGAAAAAGAAGCAGCACAAGCTAATCTTAAAGCTCAGCAAGATTTAATGGCTGAATTCCGTAGGCAAGGTTTGGCTCAATCTGCTGAGGCTCGTGCATTGCAAGGTGAAATTGCAAAAGGAAATTTAGAACTTCGTAGACTTGAGACTGAAACTAAATTAGAAGCTAAAGCTGAAGAACGCAATAAACCTATTGCAGAAGCTAAAGAATCAATTAGCCTAATTAACCAAGCTGAGAAGCTATTGGATAAAGCCACAGCGTCTTTAACTGGTACTGGTGTAGATGTATTGGCTGGCGCTGTTGGCGTATCTACTGAAGGCGCTAAAGCAGCGGCTCAACTTAAAGCAATTCAAGGTGCTTTGGTTGCCAAAATGCCTAAGATGTCTGGTCCTCAGTCTGATAAGGATGTTTTGCTTTATCGTGAAATGGCTGGTCAAATTGGTGACTCAACATTGCCAGTTGATACTCGTAAAGCAGCGCTTGAGACAATCCGTCAAATTCAAGAGCGTTATGCAAAAGTTCCAGAAGGTTCTACTAAGCCTGTTGAAACAACTCCATTTAAGTATTCTCCTGCTAAAGAAGATCGTTACCAGCAATGGCTTAAAAAACAGCAAGGCGGTTAATCATGGATGAACTAGAAGAATTTGAGTTCAGACGCAGATATGAGATGGAGAAATCTTCATCTAAGAAGCCACTTGCTTGGTCTGATGTTCCGCTTGAAGCTGTAAAGAGTTTTGGTCCATCAGTTGCCAATATGGTTGGTGACATATATCAAGCTGTTACAAGTCCTGTCCAAACAACCAAAGCTGTTTTAGACCTTGGTGCAGGTGTATTGCAAAATGTATTGCCTGAAAAACTTGTTCAAATGATTGGTGAGGATAAGCCAAGTCGTGAAGTTGCAGGTAAAGTTGGTCAATACTATGTAAACCGCTATGGTAGCGTGGAAGGTGCTAAGCAAGCGATTGCAAAAGACCCTGCTGGTGTAATGGCAGACTTATCTACTGTGCTTACTGGTGGCGCTATGTTGCCAACAAGAGCAGCGCCTGCATTGGCTACTACTGCTCGTGCTATTGACCCATTGATGCTTACAGCAAAAGGTTTAGGTAAAACTGCTGAGTTGAGCGGTCAGGGTGTTAAGCAAGCACTTGGTTTAACTACTGGTGTAGGTGGTGAGCCTATTGGTCAAGCCTTTAAAGCAGGTTTGGTTGGTGGTGAGGCAGGTGAGGCGCTTAAAGCAAATATGCGTGGCAATGTTGAGCAAACTGCGGTTCTTGATGCTGCCAAACAAAACCTTGCAGAATTAGGTCGTCAGCGTCAGCAAGCCTATCGTGCAAATATGCAAAACATCAGAGGCGATAAGTCTGTTCTTGATTTTACAGGAATTGATAAAGCCATTACTGATGCTCAATCTAAGGTTGTCTTTAAAGGCAAGATTAAGAATGAGGCGGCTGCACAGAAGTTGGCAGAAGTTGAGGCTAAAGTTGCTGACTGGAAATCACTAGACCCTGCTAATTTTCATACTCCTGAAGGCTTAGATGCTTTAAAGCAAAGCATTGGTGAGACTTTGGAGAGTATTCCATTTGAATCTACTCAGCAACGCTTGGTTGTTGGCGAGGTGTATAACGCTGTTAAGAATGAAATTAACAAGCAAGCGCCTACATACGCTAAAACAATGAAGGCTTACGCTGATGCTAGTGAGCAGATTAAAGAGATTGAAAGAGCATTGTCACTTGGCAAAAAAGCCTCTGTAGATACTGCCATGCGTAAGTTGCAGTCTTTGATGAGAAACAATGTCAACACTAACTATGGTCAGCGTATGCGTTTGGCTCAAGAGTTAGAGTCGGCAGGTGGTCGTCAATTGATGCCTTCATTGGCAGGTCAAGCGCTTAATCAACTGACTCCTAGAGGCATCCAAGGTGCTACAAGTATTCCAACAAGTTTGGGTGCATTTAGTCTTGGTGGTTTACCATTAACTTTAGGATATGGCGCTGTTTCATCTCCTAGAATTGTTGGTGAAGCCGCTTATGGTGCAGGGCGAGTAGGTAGAGGTTTACTTGATGCTCAGAAGATACTTCCTGAATTAGACTATCCAACAATGTTCAATCTGCTTTATCAAGCAAATCAACCCAAGGAATAAACATGGCTACTCAAGTCTTGCAAAACTGCCGTGTAGTTCCAATGCGGCTTTTTTGTAGGCTTGACTTGCTTCCTCAGCAGTTTTGTAACAACCTAAACTAATACATTTGTAATTAACTGTAATTCTTGCAACAAACCTATTGTTTTGATTATGAAGATAAACCCCTTTAAATCCAGTAGTGTTGCTTACTCTCAGTTTTGTGTTTCTGTTGTTTTGAGCATTGTTTGCTTCACGCAAGTTAGAAATCAAGTTGTTTGACCTATTGCCATCAATGTGATCTATCTGTTCAGGAAAATAACCATTAAACATCATGAAAATAATTCTATGAGCGTAGTATTTCTTTTTGTTAATTGTTACTTCTTGATAGCCGTTGCTTTTTTTAGGTCGGCTGGCTTGTTTGCCTTTGAGTTTGTTTCCTCTGCGGTCAACCTTCCAAAAAAGATGACCCTCACGATACTCAAAAAGTTCGT